ACCGCAGGATCACCTGAAGCCGTGTCATTGAAAATCATGCACCCTCTAGCCGTAATCGTACAAGTACCAAAAGTTAAATCAGCAAAGTCCGTGAACGCTGTCGTTCCAGATGTTGTAGGAGCTACTTTAGTTAAAGTACCGCCTTTTGCCGTGTAATTAGTGCCTGTCGCCTCTTGGCTAGTGCTATAAGCTGTAGTAGAAGCACTCATAGTAGCTGAACTGGTATATAGAGCCAGCTTAAACGTATTACCGTTTGTCGCAAAATTATGTGTCGCTGTCATCAATTCACTTTTGAAAGACGTACACATTGCTTGAGTTATTGCCATTATAGTCTCCTAATAATATTAGCTAGGTCTTGTTGACCTTGGTTTTCTAACAAATTACATATCGTACACATGTGGTTATTAACCGCTTCTTGCATATAATACACAATTATTTTATGGCACGCATTTTTAAATGCGTGAGCTTGTGCCTTGATTGGCGCAGGGGCTGTATCACTAATAGAAACTATTTTATTCGTTGCCATTTCCGCAACTTCTTCTATCGTATGCCCTCTGTTATCTTTTGTAGTAACTCCAAGATTGCCAACTTGTGTTTCAGATTCAAATGAAAACATTAGTATTTCTTAGGCTCCACAATTAATCCTTCTTCAACTGGTTCATTATGCCGTCCTATAAGACCTATAGGAATCGCTTGCTGTTGTTCTACTTCCGACCAATTACATACCTTTAGTTGATCATCCTCTACATAAGTAATAACCGGATCATCTAAACGATGATAACCGTATAATTTTTCTTTTATACTCACATCTGAATCCAACAAACCTGATGACAAGGCTACTTGTACGGTAATGCCTGCTTCCATACATTTAGCTAGCCAAAATTCACAACAAGCACGCCCAGACTCAGCAAAATACATATTAGTTTTATAAGTAAAGTCAGCACCAAACATGTTAATACCGCTTACCTTGTTCCATAATGCAAAAGCAATCGCGTAAGCAATAGTGTTATTAAAATAACCACAATTTAAGTCTTTAGCAATCGAGTCAATAGGATATTCTTCAATAGCAGGAACTCGCTTATCTAATTCGCAGCTATAAATAGGCACTTCTATTACAGGAAGAGTGTTTTTCATTAAATCAGTCATATTGCCTGCATCATCACCGTCAAAAAAACGGCTAGCCGGGTCTAACATAAATACTCGATCCATTTTTTTTAGAACCCCTATCATGGCGTTAATTGCCCACACTTCATCAAACTCATGACTGTGAGTGATCATTTTATGGTAATCCAATTGACTGTTACCCATGGCAACAATAGCTATGTTTTTTCCTTCTAACTCTTTAATTGGTTTTTTTATCATGAAGGCTGACTCCTTATCCTGTCATATCTATCTTCCGTGCGTGTATTTTTACCCTCTGACCAGTTTTTCAATCTCACCATTTCTCTATCATAACGATCTTGGTAGATAGAAAATTCCTCTGGTCCCAATTTCATAAACACAGCAGCTTCTAATAATGAACCGTACAATAATGCGTCTGGAGCGTACGTAGAGATATAAGTAGTACCGCTGTCGGCACCTGCGGTTAAAGAAGAAGGCTGATAAAAATAATGTAATTCCATCGTTAAAGCAGCACTTGGAGTGGGCGCTAAGATAAAGCTATCTTCATCAAATTGCGCATAATAAAGTGGAGTTCCAGTTGTTGCAGCAGCCGGCGTATATTCTCTAATAAAACTAACGTGTTTTAATAAAAGATAATTGTAATTACTATCTGAATCAATAACTGCCAAACTGAATGGTGCTAAATAATCAGTAGGCATACCCAAATAAGGTGAGCCACTGGTTAAAGTACCGGTTACATTTTTTCTAAACCCTAATAGTTCTACTTCTTTTAAAATACGCTCTTCAGTATTTTTTATAAAAGTGTCTAAAGAATTGGTGAACGTAGTTTCATCGTTCTCCATATAATCTTGAATAGCTGTTTTTAATCCGCTGTAAGTAAAAGCCATCAGTCTCCTCCCGCTAGTACAGTACCAACTTCGCCTTCGGCTTCTACACCATCAAACGCATAACCTATAGGATCAGCTGTAACGCTATACATAGTATTTGCGGCATACGTTCTAACAACCCCTTTTCCAGCTTCTTTATCTAAATCAGGACGTGCCTCATAAAGAGCTTGAGGGTCGTCTACATGAGGAAATGGTCCTAATTGTGGTGCTTTAGGCTCATAACAACTAGGACAAACTTTAAATCCGGTCCATTCTTTTTTTAATTGGTGTAATTTATAAGCAAAACCACAACGATCACATTCCCCCAGAGCAAATTTTCCTGCTGCATAAGTCATGATGTATAAGACCTCAGTGCAGGTGCTATCTTCAAACTAGCACGATCCTCGTCAGTGTCAGCTGCCCTTCTGAACTCCTCTTCATAAATTCCCTTTAACATTTGAGTTCTATCAGGAGCTTTTTTCAGAGAGAGATAATACGCTAACCCTGCTGCTAATGCTGGATAAAATCTAAAAGGCATTTCCATTGTGTTTGTTAAAGCATCGGTATCATCTATGCGTATCAAACAATTTACATGAATTGTGTCCGTGCTGTTTTCCGGAGCCGGATAAACATATATTTTAGGGGTTATCTGTTTATCAATAAAGTATTGAGAAGGTCGTGCTTTGGTACTTTTATTGGGAATATTAGCATATTCACTTCTGCTGATACGATCAATTGAATAGTCTGTATTAACACTATCCACTGTACGACGCAAAAAAGCGTCTAATACATCAATTACTGCTGTAGGATCAGTTGAATCAAGGTCATAACTTAATGTTCCTTCTGTCATGCTTATCGAGTTTTGCTGAATCGTCCATTGATTCAAGCCTCGATTCGCCCAATCCGCTAGCAAAATATTTAAAGATCGCTTTATGGTTCGCGCATCATAACTGGTGCGCATCTCCAATCCGCAACGCTCGTAAGCTTCCTCGATGTATTCTGCAACATCAAGCTCAAAGTTTTTTGAACCGGAAGTAGCCATTTACCCTCCGATTAACTATGAAAGACCGTTAGGTAGCTTATTGCCGTAACGTCAACATAAATGTTAGTACCAAAGTAAATACCTTGATCGGGAACGTTAATATTGGATTCACTAGAAGCTTTTAAAGTCTGTGTCCAAAGCGTTGTACCACCTGAACCACCATCTTTAAAAACAATTGAAGGTGATCCAGTAGAAGTTAAAACATAAACTTGGCGTAATCGAGCTGGATGATTAACAATTGTGGCATCACCCGTCGCTGTAGCTACCTTAACATCAGTTCCTGATATTTTAAGTGGCATAATTTATTCCCCTATTAAGCGTCAGCAAATGGAGTTACAACAGTACCTGAAGCCAGAACAAGACCAGTTACATGGTACTTCGCACTAGCCATTGCAGTTACCACAATTGTGGTTCCTACTATTCCACCTTTTGTAGTACCGTTTAGTGTAATAACATCATTGGATGCTCCAGACAGGAATGTTTTACCTGCTGCATCACTCTTACCAAAATAAAGACCTCCAACAAACTTATCTGTACCATCTGTTAAAATGTCCATATCAGTAGCTACTGTCTCTACTACAAAAGTAAATTGTGCACCAATGTTGTTAGTTTGTCCGGGATCAGTAGGATCGTTTGGCGTTGTTGCCACAATACTAGGCAAAGTAAATTTACCGTCAGCATCATTGGTTAACAACAATCTGCCAGCATGAGTAGCCACAGTTAAAGTAGTATCTGCTGTTAAGCTAACAAAAGATTTGGAACCTGCATTAATAAAACCGCCCAGTGATCTGACCGGACCTGAAAAAGTTGATTTAGCCATTATATCCTCCTAACTAAAACCGCTACATCATCTTGGAGTACGTCTGCCGAGTCAGTTGATGTAACAAATTATCTCGGTTTAGATTAGTATGCCTCACGATTTGAGGAGATACAAGAATTATTTAAAAGGAGGTCCCGTAAACCAAGCCACCACAACATAACGGTCACCTTTAGTAATAGGATTTACTTTATGTGATATAAATGAACTAAAAGCTACTAAGTTTCCTGTAGAAGGTTTAATACTTTCTTCTTTGTCTCCACTTCTGAACACAATTTCACCACCTTCATAATCATCATTTAATAAAATTGAAACTCCTATTTTTCTTTTAAGTGCAATACCTTCTGCTCCTATATCTATATGCCAATTATAACCTTGAGACGGAGCGCTATATTTCATTATTTGAGCTTTTTCTATACCATCTATCTCATATTTAAAATAAAGATTAACCATGTTTGCTATAGTATTAAGCGTTTCGTATAACTCTTCTTCTTCTTCTTCAATAGAAAAAATTTTTACATCACGATATTTAGTGTCTTTTATTTTTTCTCCAGACTGAAAGACTTCACCAATAACCGGTTTTTTTGTGTCAGTATAATTTAAGAAATTTTTTACCTCTTGGTCTGAAATAGAAATATTTCCTGTTACGCCATGTTTGGGAATAGAAGAATTAGACATCTTGTTAACTCCATGTATATACTTGTAATGGTTTAGCTTTTCCTTTTACCTCTATCGGTTCTAATAATTGTAGCTTAAAATCTACATTATTTGCAGTTTCTTCTCCGATTAATACCCCAACTCCTGCGATCTTCGTACTTGACTCCAGTCTAGCGGCTACATTACAGGGGTCTCCAATTAAACTAAAAGCAAATCTATCGGTGGCGCCAAAGTTACCTGCTATACATACGCCAGAATTAACTCCTATACCTATCGCTATTTCAGGTATACCTTCTTCTTTAAATCTAATGTTTAATTCTGCTATATTTTTTTCTATTTCTTGGGCTGCTTTTAAAGCTAAAGTGTGATGATCCGGTTGTGGGATGATCGTATTCCAATGGAACATACCCGCATCTCCAATGAATTTATCGGTGCATCCAAAGTATTTATTAGCTGCTTTAACTTGTACGTCTAATACATTGTTCATAATGTATGTCACCCTTTCTGGTTCTACTGATTCAGACAGACTGGTGAAGCCTCTGAGATCAGTAAATATAATAGAACAGTCCACTCTTTTGCCGTTGACTTGGCATAGCTCAGGATTGTCCTGTAGTTTCTTCACCATTCTAGGATCAAGATACTTACCAAATTGTGCTTTGATCTGTTGTCTTAACTTATATTGTTCTCTAAATCGTAGATAAAAGGCTGTGGACGCCGTGATGAATTGAGAGATTAAGGTCCAAGTAACATCTATAAGAAGTCCTTGTTGTATTAAATAATAACCACTGCCTGCTGTTAATAAAAATAATAGACCACTAAAAGATATACCTAAAGTTATGCCGAAAATATTTATCAAACACCATGCCAAGAGAACGGTAACACCAAACGCCAATACTTCTGCTGCTAGACCCCAGTCAGGAACATAAGGACTGTTCTCAATTAATATGCTTTCTGCGAGCGCCGCTTGTATTTTGTGTGGTTCTAAAAGTTGACCATTAGGTACAGACAGTTGTGGCATTATGCCTTTAGCCGTAAAGCCTACAAAGACAAACTTATCTTTGACCTGCATTTCCTGTAGATCAGTTTGCGGTGTATCGACCCAACTAATCCACTTACGCCCTAGTGAGTCAACGGGTACAGGGTTTAAGCCCCTCACCCGTATTTCTTCCAGTCCATTGTCGTTCGTTTTTATAAGGTAGGTGTCCGCCCCTGCTAATATTTTCAATACTTCAGTGCCGTAAGCAGGAACCCAGCCATCAGGAGTTCTTAGC